TAACGGATATTTGACCACCCTCCAAAGAACCAGCCCCATACACCGTGACGGCCCATCCAATTTGGCGGTTGTCTGATGCGTCCATGTTTGGACCCATGTCATAATCAAGACCCAAAGTTACGGGCGTTTGTTGAGTTGCCCCTGCAGGTGCATAGGGAAAGACGACAAAAGAAACGACTCGGTAACCGTGATTTAATCGTCCATCGTCAACGATGAGACGCCGTAGTTCACTTGTGGCAAGGCGACCCCGCAAGGTGCGACGCTTCATCGCTTCTTCCCTCCGGCGATCTTGTGCGCTTCCTTGACTGCACGACGGAAACCGCCAGCCTTCCACTTGCCACTCTTGAGTTTGTATCGAGGAGCGACTTTCTTGAATGCAGCTTTGTATCGGCGGTTGTATGCTGAGACTTTCTTTCGAGGTGCACGTGCAGGGGATTCATCGTTGGCGACGGCAGGAAGAGCTGCAGGAACGCCCATGCTCATGCCTTGGGCGATGCCAGCCGCAAAACCGTCACGGTATCCTGTTGCGTAGTCCATCGAGACCAACCTCACTGTTGGCTCAATGCAAGGGCCATAGCGGCACTGGACGACAGGGTTTCAACGGTGCATTCAAGGACAATGTGACAGGCATCCATGCCGCCAGCGGTTGCTTCGGAGGCATCAACGCCGAGGTAGATCTGTTCAACACCGACCAAGTATCCGTTGGTCCAATGTTGTGGAGCAATGTCCAAGTTATCAGAAATGAATGCGCCTCCTGGCGTACTATCATCAGAATAGAAAAGCGATCCCGTACTAATCACGGATTTGTCGGTGGCCGCAACCAATGCACCTTGGGATTGGGTGGTGAGTTGAAAGGCTGCTTGGTGGTTGCCGGCTGGGACGACCATCTGAGGCATTCCCGATCCCCACTGGACGGAAATATTGTGTAGCCTGAGTACGCTTTTGCCGAGGGCATCTACGTAAGCCCCACAATCTACCGAAGTTTGTGCAAAAGTTGCTCCGTTAAAGTCCGTTTTTGCTCGAATGAAGAAACTGTCTGTTTTCGCCATAACCTATCATGATAGGGTTGGGGTTTATTATTGTAATCTCATCATAGGATTGGGGGCTGTCGTGGCTCTCGGTGAATAATGTCTCTCGGTCTGTCGTTTCTGCGCTCGTTGTGAAATTCATAGGAATCATTATGAACGAATAGCCGCTGGCAAGGCCATGAACGGACGTAGATACGACAAAAACGCCGACCAACTAAGCCAGATTTTTAGCCATTTTCAGTTATTGACCACCAAGGGCGCCCTCGCTGAGGAAATCGCCCGCCCCATGCGTCAAGAGATGCTTGAAATTCTTGAGCGGGCGTTGGTCCTCAACGATTTCATGGGCAAACTGCATGAGAAGGGGCTGGTTTGATGAAGCAACTTGAATCAATCGCCAGCGCATGGTGTCCTTATTGTGACTGTCAACTTACAATTAGGGCTTCACAACCTTATCAATGCTTTACATGGAGAGTTGTCTTTCATTGTCGAAACTTTGAATGCGACGAAAACGGCGTCGTCATGCTCATGGAGGTGAAAGAATGAATGAATTTCAATGCGCTATGTGCGGGCAGGTGTTTTTTTTGTCGTTTCTTGAAGTTGCAGTTCCATCGCCTGATGGATTGTTGGGGATTTGTATGGAGTGTGCCGCAGAATGAGCCGACGTCGCACGGGAACACGCTATGTTCCGATCACCATCTCGCTCAAGCCGTCTATGATTGACGAGATCGAAGCGAAACTCAACGCCAAGCAAAGCCGTTCTGAATGGATCGCTGGTGCTATCGAAGTAAAGCTCGCTGAAACCGTCCTCACAACGGCTGAGGCGACTGATGTTCAACTCAAACTTGCGCTTCATGCCCGGGTGTGTGGCTGTATGAAAACCGCAGATTGTCTCGTGATGAGAGATCTACGTCGCATGAAGCCCGAAATCAAAGATACGGAATCATCGTGACAGCAAGGCGAACAGTTTCGAAGCCACCGACCAAACCGAGAGTGAGAAACGAGACGAGGACATTCAACCGGACGAGCGCTTCAAGGTTTGAGTCCTTCTCTTCTCGCCGTTCTTCCCGCTCCATAAGCCAAGTAGCGAATCGAGCGGTTCGAGTTGGAGATTTAATTTCGTCAATTGATTCATCTGAGGTCATCTTGGCTACGCTCCTTAATCAGTGAAAGAATGGCTTGGTCGTTTGAGAGTTCGACAGGTTCGAGTTCGATCAGATAGTTGACTTCGTCCACACCATTTTCATTTCTAATCCATAGATCTTGGATGATGATGTGGTCGGGGTCAATAACGGATATTTGACCACCCTCCAAAGAACCAGCCCCATACACCGTGACGGCCCATCCAATTTGGCGGTTGTCTGATGCGTCCATGTTTGGACCCATGTCATAATCAAGACCCAAAGTTACGGGCGT